AACCAGATGAGGACTACCTTCTTAGCAGGTTAGCTAAGGAGGGTCCAATGTTCGCCTTCGTGACTTTACCAACTTTTGGTAAGGCCATAGAGGCGTCATTGATCCGGGAGGAACCCCTAAAGGTTCCTGATGGATTCCTTCTGTCTGGAGATTCTCGGTTGTCTATTTTCATGAATGGCCTTTTGACAAAGGTGTTTCATGAGGATGGCTATCCGCTCTATCTAGGAGATCATAATGCTGTTCTCTGTTTAAGAGAATTAACATTGTGTTACTCCAAGGTAGAGGGATTGGTCGAAGAGCGAACAGCTGATGAGGCTGTTGAATCTTTCTACCAACGAACTCATGGAGAGGTTAAAATTGAAAACCTTCCGGAGCTCTCACTGGCTAGGGAGATTCTTGGTCGCGTCTTCGACTGCAACAGTAACCTAACCTTGGCCCTCAGGGAATTCAAAAGGAATCCCTGGGGTCGCCATGGGCCTGGTGCTGTTGCAGATCATTCGTCACCTAGTGAGAAATGGGTTTTTACCAAGTGGAGAGGCATGAATCCGGCATTGTTCCGGTATAATGCAAGAAATCAGTTGAGGTTCTACACCTCAAATGAGCTCCCCACTTCTCGAGTTACAGTTGTTCCTAAGGACTTTCGTGGTCCTAGGATCATCTGTATTGAGCCAAAGGAGTATCAATTTGCCCAACAAGGGCTAATGGAACTCCTCTATAAGCTCTTAACTCGACATCCTCTCACTAGAAGGTCCATCAATTTTGATAATACAAAACCTTCTGAGGATCTATGTTTCCGAATGGATATCGGAACAATAGATCTGAAAGATGCTAGCGATCGGTTATCATTAACCCTCGCTAGAATTGTATTACCAAGGTGGATCTTCAAGTTAGTCACGCGTTATCGGACTCCCCAAGTGCGATATAAGAGTCGTACTTGGGCGCCCAATTGTCTTGCGACAATGGGTAACGCATGCTGTTTTCCCTTAGAGACACTTATATTCTGGGCCTTAGCCCAGAGTACCTGTGTTCTTCTAAAGTGGGCCGGTGTAATATCTTCCATTAACCCCATCCGGGTTTATGGAGATGATATCATCGTTCCCAGGCAGGCTGTTGATCGATTATCAACAGTACTAACTGGATGTGGTCTTCTGATTAACGAGGATAAGACCTGTTCCCACTCTCTCGTCAAAGAGAGTTGTGGTGAGTGGGTCTACGCTGGGAAATCCCAACGCCTCGTTAAGCCAAAGACCACTGCTGTCAAGGATCATCGCTCCTGGTTGCAGGGAAAGGATTATTATGGCCTTTTCCGTAAGCTAGGTTTCTTTAACCTAGCCGAAACCTGGATGAACTCATGTAAAGATT